ACATAAGATTAGAACGCCGTTAGGGCGTTTCCTAGATTACTGGGTCTTAGAAAATACAAATGGCGATTACAGCAAATCAAAAAATACTAACGCTTGACTATTGGAAGCCAGCCGACAAGATTATTGAAGGGGACTACGTATTTGATAGAAAAGGGCAGCTAGTTAAAGTAACCAGCACCCAGCATTTTTATTCTGAGAAATGCTACACGGTGCACCTAGATGACTTAATGTCAATAAGCTGCAACGGATCGGCGCATTTTTTATTGGAAACTCCCAAGTATAGGATACGTTCACTGGAGTATAAGGGCAAAAAAGAGTTTAAAAGGCCACTTTTAGACCTATTATTGTCAGAATTGATAGAAAAACCACTTCGCTATAAGGGGAATAAATTATTTTTCTCTATCCCGACGTGTGAGCCACTGCAATTTCCGCACCAAGACCTGCCAGTACCGCCATTTATTTTTGGGTTTTGGTACAAAAACAAGATAAAGCACAACCACTTTTCAGTAAAAGATGAAAACTGCGATTTTGTTTTACAAAAATTCAAAGATTATGGCTACAAGATCATTAAAAAACGAAAAGATGCTCAAAGGGGGCTGTATTTTAGCGTCAGCCCCACCATAGAATCCCAACTTGCACCATTTATACCTAACGAAATACCAAATAATTATCTTTTAGCAAGCCATGAGCAGCGAATTGAGTTGTTAAGTGGCATTGTTAACGCAAAGATTAAGCAATACAAGCCATCCATAGACCGTTTTAATATTAGTTCGGGCAGTTGGCAAGAAATAAGAAGGATACAAGCCCTGGTAGAGTCAATTGGTTGTAAGACAACCCTGCACCATAGTGAGTACGTCAACATTTACAAGTTAGGATTTAAAAGCCGGTACAGGCTGTGTGAGAATCAAAATTCTCCTCCCATTCGTATCCACCAAACCCGACGTTATATCATTGAAATTGAACAAATCGCACCACAGCAATGTGTACACATTGAAACCGACGGGCCGGATGGTTCGTTTTTAGTTGGAGAAGGATTTATAACATGCCGTTAAATGCAACACAAGAAAAAATTCTAGCCGAATTTGCAAAAAGTTTTAAAGAGTGGCCTAAATCAGAACTTGAAGCAGCCATGTGGTTAGTTAAATTTGAATTATCTGCACTGCCACATCAGCGCGAACCCGAAGATGGTGAATATGATACCTTTTTGATGTTGGCAGGCCGAGGCGCAGGTAAGACCTGGACAGCCTCACACTGGATTGGTGAGCGCGCTTGGAAGTTTGATAAAACACGTTGGTTGGTAACAGCCCCAACGACAAATGACATTCGCGCAACGTGCTTTGAAGGAGATTCAGGGTTACTTAACATCTTGCCACGTTCTATTATTCGTGATTACAATAAGTCGCTCTTGGAAATCACGCTGACCAATGGCTCGTTGATTCAGGGCATACCTGGCTCTGAACCAGAACGTTATCGTGGTAAGCAATATCATGGTGCATGGTTTGATGAGTTGTGTGCTTTTGAATATATTGACGATGCTTATGACCAAGCGCAGTTTACATTGCGTCTTACAGACCCACGCATTGAGCGCGTACAGCAGATCATTACTACCACGCCTAAACCATTGGAATTGATTGTTGATCTTAATGAAGGCAAAGTGGGTGGTGACGTTTATGTATCTAACGCGTCGTCATATGACAACCGAGCTAATCTATCTGACACGTTCTTTAAACAGTTAGAAGCCTATGACGGCACCAACTTGGGACGTCAAGAGATTTATGGTGAGATTTTAGACCCAGAAGAAGCGGGTATCATCAAGCGTAAACAATTTCGCATGTGGCCAGCCAATAAACCAACTCCAAAATTGGAATATGTGATTGCTTCATACGATCCAGCTACCAGCGAAAAAACAGTCAACGACCCAACAGCCTGCACCGTGTGGGGTATATTTGAACAAGAAGACGCTGGTACAGCGGTTATTCTTTTAGATTCATGGGACGCGCACCTTGCCTATCCGGAACTTAGACGTAAAGTAATTAATGATTTTAAAGAAGTTGTTTATGGTGCGGATAATGATTTTGGTAAAGGGCGTAAGGCAGACCTCTTACTCATGGAAGATAAGTCGGCAGGTATATCTCTTATTCAAGAGCTCCAAGGAGCAGGCGTTCCGGTAAGAAGCTACAACCCAGGACGCGCCGATAAGGTACAGCGCCTTAACATTGTGGCGCCCATTGTAGCAAAAGGTAAGGTGTTTATACCAGAAGAGCCAACCCAAAAGGGTGAGTTCGCGTCATGGGCCAAACGGTTTATTCGACAGGTGTGCTCATTTCCAGAAGCTAAGGGCCATGATGATTATGTGGACTCGCTGTCACAAGCCTTGAGGGTGTTAAGGGACTCGGGATGGATTCAGTTAGATCCACTGCCGGCAAGAGACTATTCATACATAGACGACCAATTAAATAGAAAATTTGCCAACCCTTACGCACAATAGGGCGTTAAATATTTATTTTATGCATTAATAGAAATAGGAGATACTATGGGAATTCTATGATTAACCCGATTAAAACACCACATGAAATGCTAATGGAACAAGCAGGCCTTCCAAGTTACGCTGAAGGTAGATCTGTGTCTCCTGAACAAATGAAGGTTGAGTTAATGATTAACGGTCGACCAGTTCACACAGAACACTTAGCACACGACCACCCGCTGATACAGCATTTTGCAAAAGGCGGTCAACCAGAAATGGGTACAGCACAATCGTACGAACCATTACCTAGTGAACATTTTAGAGACTGGGCAGCAAAACATTTAGGTTATGAAACAACAGATAGGTTGTTTGGTGGCCCGAGAGCACAGTCTGAAGACAGATTGTTGTTGCAGTCTTTAAATCCCGCAGCATATGCCTTAAACATCGCTGACGAAGCAAAAAATTTTTATGACAGCGCTAAACAAAATGACAAACTTGGTGCTGCAAAAGCTTTGGGATTTGGAGTATTAAACGCACTACCTTTTACTGGAAAAGGATTAAAAGCCGCGGAAAGAGTATCAAACGTCGCGAGTCCAACTAAAAATGCTGCCAACTTAGGCATGATTGGGGTTACAGAGCTCCCATTTTTTAAATCAAAATAACATATGGCAAACCCACAAATACCAATCCAACAAGGCGGCAACCTGCCATCACTCAATCCTAAAAGCGAAAAACAAGCTAAAGAGGACTTTCTCAAAGAAGAAGAAATATCTGCATTAGAAGATTATTTAGATTTAGACCACGGTGAAGCCGAAGGTGAAATTATTGAACTGGAAGACGGTTCGGTAGTAGTTAACCTTGAAAAAACAAAAGGACCAAAAGAAAGCCCAAAGTTTTACGAAAATCTTGCTGAAGTATTTGACGAGGGTACATTAGATCAATTAGCGAATGATTACCTGGATTTTATAGACAATGACCAAGAAGCAAGAAAAACGCGCGACAAACAATACGAAGAGGGGTTACGTCGCACAGGGCTTGGTAAAGACGCTCCTGGTGGTGCTGTTTTTGATGGAGCTTCTAAAGTGGTACATCCAGTCATGGCGGAATCATGTGTAGACTTTGCAGCCAGTGCAGCAAAAGAACTACTACCTCCAGATGGTATTGTTAAGTCAAATATTCGTGGAGTTACAGACAAATCTAAGTTAGATGTTGCCGAACGTAAAGCAAACTTTCTTAATTGGCAACTTAGTGAACAGATTCCAGAATACCGTGATGAGATGGAACAATTACTCACACAGCTACCCCTTGGTGGTTCACAGTTTTTAAAATGGCGTTGGGATAGTGAACAAACACGACCATTGTGTGAATGGATTCCCATTGACAACATTCTTTTACCTTACTCATCCACCAACTTCTACACAGCACAACGTGTAACTGAAGTACAAGACATTACAGAAGATGTTTTCTTGCAACGTGTAGAGCAAGGTATTTACCGCGACATTGACTCAACCTATACGTCTGATGCACCCATCAACGACTTAACACAGTCTGAAAAAGCAAACAACAAGATTGAAGGTAAAGACCTACCCGGTAAAAATGTTGACGGATTGCGTCGCGTTTATGAAATTACATGTTTCATGCGTTTAGATGATGATGATCAAACAGACGGCAAACGTGCGCCGTACATTTTAACAATCGATGAGACAACTGGAAAAGTGTTGTCTTTATACAGAAACTGGGCAGATGGTGATGAAAAACTTGAGAAATTGGACTGGTACGTTGAATTTAAGTTCATACCTTGGCGCGGCGCTTATGCTATTGGCTTACCTCACCTTATTGGTGGCCTTAGTGCCGCTCTCACTGGCGCACTTCGCGCTCTCCTTGATGCTGCACATATTAACAACAGTCAGACAATGCTTAAACTCAAGGGTGGACGCATTGGTGGACAAAGTGATCGCATTGAGCCCACGCAAGTAATTGAAATTGAAGGCGCACCTGGCGTCGATGATGTACGTAAATTGGCGATGCCTTTGCCATTTAACCAACCCTCTAGCGTGTTATTTAACCTCTTAGGCTGGTTAACAGACGCAGCTAAGGGGGTAGTGACCACCGCCGAAGAAAAGATCGGTGAGGCGAATAATAACATGCCGGTGGGTACAACACAGGCACTGATCGAGCAAGGCGCTAAGGTTTTCTCTAGTATCCATGCACGCTTGCATCGTTCACAAGCTAAATCACTTAAAATTATCTCACGCATTAATAACTGGTACTTGGCTGAGATGGATAATCAGTCTGGTGAAGAAGTTGAAGTGCGTGATTTTGCTTATAATAGCGACGTTAGACCGGTTTCTGACCCTAATATATTCTCAGAAACACAACGTTTGGCTCAGAACCAAGCCTTGTTACAAATGGCAGCATCGGCACCTCCAGGGATGTTTAACATGCGCGCGGTTTACAATCGCCTCATTGATCAAATGAAAATCCCTGAAGCAGAAGAAATATTGCCTAACCCACAGGGTGCAAAAGAATCCAACCCAGCGTTAGAAAACGTTTCTATGACGATGGGCAGACCGGCTGCAGCTTACCCCGATCAAGATCACATGGCACATATCCAAGTTCATTTGGAATATGCAAAGAATCCGGTTTATGGAGGCAGCCCGGTCATTGGACCAACATTTGCACCGGTGTGTTTAGACCATATCAAACAGCACTTAATGTTGTTTTATCTGCAATCTATGCGTAATGTTGTTGCAAAAGCAGCTGGCGGTAAAGATGTACTTGATTTGCATGAAGAAAAAACATTGGATTGGGAATCACAGCAAGCATTGGCTGTGGGTTCTAAGATTGTTGACCAAGAATCACAGCAAATTATGCAGCCCTATATGCAAGATATCATGGGACTGGTACAAAAAGTACAACAAATGCATCAGGCTCAACAGCAGCAAATGTTGAATGCTGACCCAACGGCTCAGGTACTAATGAAGACCCAAATGGCTGAAACTGAACGTAAAACGCAAGAGTTTCAAGCTAAGATGCAGACCGAAGTACAAAAAGCCCAGCAAGAATATCAGATTAAGATTGCTGAATTACAGCAAAAAGTGACAGAATTACAAGCTAAGTATCAAACACAGACTAATATTGACAACCAACGTAATGCTACAGACATTGCAATGGCCAATATTAATAATGCAGCGCGTGAACGTGTGGCAATGATTACAGCTGGCGCTCAGATGGATCAACAACAAATGCAGTTAGAACACGAACAGGATATGTCGGCAATGGAAGCAATTAATGCTGCTAATCAAGACATTCGACAGCATGGTTTAGCAATTGAACAGCAAAACTTCCAACAACAAGCTGATATGGTACAACAAGAAGCTCAACAACAAGCACAATTCCAAGCACAAGCTGGGTTAGCAGATCAACAACACCAACAACAGTTACAACAAGGTGATCAACAGCACCAGCAACAATTGCAACAAAGCGATCAACAGCATCAAGCCACATTAGAACAACAGCAACAAGCTGCATTAGAACAACAACCAACACAAGAAGGGCAATAACATGGCAGAAAAAGAATTAGGTTTTCGTAAAGCCTACAAAATGACAGGCACCCCTGGCTACGCTGGAGGACCCGGTGAAAAAGTAGAAAGCGGAGCGTCAGGCTCACACCGCGATAACAACTGGAAAAAAGGTGCAGCACAGGCTAAGGTTACAAAACCAAGCAAAGTTGGACCAGATAAAAACCTCAATGAAATCGGTGGCGGTAACTTTTATTAATATCAAGGGCGGATTTTTTAAAACCTTTGTATTAATAAGATTATGAAAGACATTGTTTCCGAAATAATTAAGCGCTTGAAAAGCGCTGACCAAGATTTAACACAAGCTATTTCGTCAGGTGTTAATATCCACGATTACGCAACATACCAGCGTTTCGTCGGCCAAAAAAACGGTATCCAAGATTGTATGGATATTATCAACCAAATCCTTAGCGAAGACGAAGAGGATATTTAAGTACTGTAAAGTATAAGGAGCACTGTAAAGTGATTGATATAAAAGAGAAGGACGAGCCGGATTTACGGACGGAAGAAGAGTGTTTTCCGGTTGTAGATCATGGTATTGATGTTGCTGGCGATCGTGTATTGGTTCAACTAAGACGCGAAAAAACAACCAGTCAAGGTGGGATTATCTTAGTTGATGAGACCAGACAAACGATTAAATTTAACGAAACCGTTGCAAAAGTCATTCAAATAGGACCTTTAGCATATCGTAACTTAGATGATTTAGGTTATTGGATTGAAGGACCTTGGTGTAAAGAAGGTGACTTGGTACGTACGATTAAGTACGGCGGCGATCGTTGTGTAATTGATGCAGGAGATGGAGGAGCACCCGTAGTGTTTATTACATTACAAGCTCGAGAAATTATCTCTCGTATTAAGAGCTTTGCTCATGCACAAAAAATGAAAGCGTTTGTAGATTAATTAACTTTTGGGAAAAAGTATGGCAGATAATGAAAAAGATGTCGTTCCGATTAAAGAACGTGAAGATGGTACAGTTGTAGCAAGCGTTGGTGAACATCCAGATGATGTTTTAGACGACGAAAAAGTAGAGCAAAAAGCCGAAAGCGAACATGCTGATGATGAAGAAGAAAGTGATCAGGATGAAACAAGCGCCGAGGCCGCAGATGACGAAACAGATGAAGAACGCGAAAGAATTCGTGAGTTAAGACGTGAAGAGCGTAAAAACAAAAAAGAACTTCAAAAGCAACGAGAAATTTCTGCAAAACACAAGATTTCAGCGCTTGAGCGTAGAAATGAAGAACTAGCAAAAAGACTAGCAGCGGTAGAAAATACTGCGGCGTCTTATCAATTTGCACAGATTGACAAGGCCCTTGAAGACGAGGCAACCCGTGTTGAATACGCAAAAATGAAAATGCTAGAGGCAGCACAGCAAGGTGACGCGGCCGCTCAAGTAGAGTATTTAGAACAGTTAACAGAGGCAAAACAGCGCTTACAACAAGTTCAGCATTATAAAAAGCAACAAGTTGAAGCAGCTAAAACGCCAAAACAAAATGTACCAAATCCGGTGTCAACCGAAGTTCAACAAAATGCCACACAATGGTTAAAAAAGAATTCTTGGTATGACCCACAAGCTAGAGATACAGATAGTAGAATTGCCAAAGTAATTGATACAGAACTTGCCTCAGAAGGATGGGACCCAGCGGACCCAGAATATTGGGAAGAGTTAGATAATCGTTTATCAAATCGTTTACCACACCGTTATACCGCTAAAGGTGGTGCAAAACGTGCAAACCCAACAGCGTCAAGTCGATCAGCAGTAGCATCGGCAAATAAACCTGGAACCATTACGTTAAGTCGTGAAAGAGTGCAGGCAATTAAAGATGCGGGAGCTTGGGACGATGTTGAAAAACGAAATAAAATGATCCGCGCATACGCGCAATATGATCGTGCAAATAAAGGATAATTACTATGGCAAACACTAGAATAAAAAGAGATTTAGACGATCGTTTAGCTGATCGTGTACAAGAGGTTAAGGATAGATCATTAATTGATGAATCTTCCAAAGCGCATAGGGAACGCCTTGACGCGTTCCGTGATAAATGGGCAAACAGTGCGCTGCCCGACATTCCAAAGGACGCAATCCCAGGAATGCATTTGTGTTGGTTATCAACAACTAATACTTATGACAGTATCGACAAACGTATGGCGTTGGGTTATGAGCCAGTTAAAGCCAGTGAATTAGGAAAAGGCTTTGAAGGACTAGGTAAAATGAACTCGGGCAAGTTTGAAGGCTGTGTTTCTTGCAATGAGATGATTCTTTTTAAATTACCAGAAGATATCTATCAAGAAGTGATGAAAATGTTGCACCTTGAGGACCCCCTCGAGCATCAACGCAATATTACCGCGCAAGTTCGGAGCACTGCTCAAGAAGGCAAAGGTGGTAGATCAATTCTTGAAGGTGGTATTTTGGAAATGGAAAAAGAAGCTCAAAAAGCGAATAGTCATATTCGTTTCCAATAACAAACTTCAAAACAAAGGAAAAATAAATGTCTGCAACATTTCAACCCTTTGGCCTGAAACCTGTATATCATCCAAGCGGATTAGATCGTGCAGTACCATTCGTTGGTACCAACACATTTGTTCCTGGAACAACATACAGCGCTCCTTACAGTTTAAGTTCTGGCCAGTCTTTCTGGCAGTTCCAACCTGTAGCGATCAATAGTTCTGGCCAATTAACAATCGCCAACCAAACTGCTTCTAGCGGTAAAGTTTATGGTGTATTTGACGGTGTAGAGTACACTAACTCTGACGGTCGTCGTTCTGTAGCAAAATATGCTGCTAAAACTACTCTTGATGCTTCTACAAACATCGTTTTCTGGATTTTCTCTGATCCAGCACTCGTATACGAAGCTCAAGTTAACGGTTCAGTAACTTCTGCAGCAATCGGTACTGAATATAACTTTGACACAACAACTGGTTCAACTGTTGACGCTGGCTATGCTATCGGTAACGGTGGTGCGGGTTTCTCAACTGCAGCGTTGTTAGCAACAGCTGTTGGTTCAGGCAACCAAGGCCAGGTACGTGTGGTAGGACTCGGACGTGAAGTAGCTTACCCAGCTGGTAACACAAACCAGTGGGGCGACGCTTACACAATCGTTCAGGTTCAGATCTGTAACAACCAGTTTGCCGCTCCGTCGACATCGGTTTAATTAACAACGAAAGGAACTAACACATGGCAACCCCAATGCGTAGTACGGACTTTCGTGCGGTAGTCGAACCGATTATCAACGAAGTCTTTGATGGTGTATACGAACAACGTGATGATGAGTGGAAAGGATTCGTAGAACAAATCCAAGGTATTCCACGTAACTACCACGAAGAAGTTATGTTATACGGTATGAATGCTGCTCCTGCAATGCCTGACGGAACTCCTGTCAGCTATGACCAGGGTGGTACATTGTATATCACTCGCTTTATCTATCAAATCTATGGTTTAGCATATGCTATGACTAAAGTATTGATGGAAGACGGTGATCATATCCGTATTGGATCAACATTTGCTAAACACTTAGCACAATCTATGATTGAAACAAAAGAGACATTATGTGCAAACATTCTGAACTTTGCGTTTACATCTGGATATGTAGGCGGTGACGGCGTAACATTGATCAACACAGCTCACCCAATCGCCAATGGCGGATCTTACTCTAACCAGTTATCTACAGCTGCTTCTTTGAGCCAAACTTCTGTTGAACAGTTGTTGATTCAAATTCGTTCTGCTGTTGACAACAACGGTAAGCGTATTCGTTTGAAGGCAGAGCAATTAGTTGTTCCTCCAGCACTCGAGTTCCAGGCAGAGGTTATCCTCAAGTCTGTTCTCCGTTCTGGTACAGCTGATAACGATTTGAACCCAATCAAGTCAACAGGTATGTTACCAAAAGGCGCACACGTTGTTACTCGTTTGAGCTCAAGCAAAGCTTGGTGGATTCAGACTGATGCTGAAAATGGACTCATGCTCGTTATGCGTCGTCCAATGGAGAAATCCATGGAAGGTGATTTCGAGACTGATTCTATGCGTTATAAGGCTACAGAGCGTTATGCTACTGGTTGGCACGATGCGCGTAACATCTATGGAACGCCTGGTTTATAATCCAATAAGCCAAAAAACTCAGAAAGCCCACCCACAAGGTGGGTTTTTTGTTTTTTAGGGCGCTTTTATTAAATTGTTTGCATTAATAAATATAGGAAGATTTATCCCACTCTGACCGCTGACCCTTCCCAGTGTGACGACTTAGAGACAGTTTGGGACACCCACTAAGATAAGGAAACAAACATGTCAAGCACATTTACAACCCCAATTCGTGTATTTAAGCGCAACAACCCAACAAACAACGGTGTAATTGCTCCAGACAACACTGGTGCTACACAATGTACTCAACAACAATACATCACTAACCCAATTACAGCTTTAGCAGCTGGAACGACTACATTTACAACAGCTGACGTTGGTTCAACAACAGCAGTTCCGTTTGTAATCCCAGCGGGTTCAATAATTGGCTCAGTTCGTTTATATCAAACAGCAACTATCTCTGCTTTAACTGGCGGTGTAATCACTGTTGCTATTGCAATTACTAACCCAACAACTGGTGTGGTAACTACTACAACTATTGGTACAATTACCCCAACATCAACTGGTGGTGTAATTACTATGACACCATCTGGCGGATATGCTTCTGCTGCGTTGATGAACAACGTTGGTCCTCTTGATGCTACATTAACATTTACGGCAGCTGCTGTAACTGGTACATTAACTGGTACATTAGGTGGAACATTCTCTGTTGAATATACAGCACGTAACACAGACGGATCTATCACTGCTTACGGCGCTGGCTACACTAACAGCTAATATAGACGGCGGGGCAACCCGCCTCCTTTAACTTTTAGGAGAAGCCATGAGACAGCAAAAGGTATCACAAACTGGAGTGGGTTCCAGTGCAATTATCCCAATGAATTTAGACTCTACACCATTTAACGTTGGTTTTGGAGTGGTGTTGACAGGTTCTGCAACATACACAGTTCAACATACATTTGATAACCCTTGGACGACAGCAAATCCAACTTGGTTCAATCATCCAACAATTTTAAATCAAACCGCCAATGCGGATGGTAACTATGCGTTTCCTGTAGCAGCAATTAAAGTTGCAGTTACAGCAAACAGTGGAACTGCCACATTAACAGTTATCCAAGCTGGTATAGCATAATATGCCTTATGTTGGGTATAGCTCAGTAGCAAATCAAGCAAATACCAGTGATGGGTTTGCTTCAGAAACTGGTGCACAAAACCCACCAGCTGCAACTGATCAATTTGGTTTATACGTTGGTGATAGTGGTGTTGTTGATTTATACCATAATACCGCACCAACTACATCATTTTATATATTAATGGAAAACTCTGGTTATGTATTAGAAGAGGATTCCTCAAAAATTCAATTAGAGGTGGCCTAATATGGCGGATACAAAAATATCAGCAATGACTGCTGCGACAACGCCACTAACTGGTGCAGAATTAGTTCCATTAGTACAAAGTGGTGTCAATGTCAAAGCTACAGTTGCAAATTTAACACAATACACAACAAATACGTACGCAAATTATGGGGCGTTTCAACACAATGCCACATTGACTAACGTAAGCCCTGGAACAGCAAATGCCATGATTTTTGGCACTACGGATATTTCTGGACACGGTGTCAGTATTACAACAGACGGGGCACAGCTAACAAACATTACAATGGCAAATGCTGGTGTTTATAACATAGCGTTTTCTGCACAGTTAGATAAAACTGCAGGCGGCGGCGCGTCAGCGGATGTTTACATTTGGTTGCGTAAAAATGGTGTAGATGTTTCAGAAACAAATACTCGAATAACATTACAAGGTGCTAACACGTATACGGTAGCGGCGTGGAACTTTTTTGCGCAAGCCGCCGCTGGCGATAAATTTCAAATCATGTGGGCGTCAAGTGACGCAAATGCGGCGATTGTTTACATCTCGCCAGCAGCATATGGTCCAATAATTCCTTCTGTTATATTGACGGTTAACCAAGTAGGGTAATATGCCAGTCTACCTTGATACCCGAGGAAATTCTGTTCTGTCTGTAGCGGTATGTGATAGATGTAATATTAAATTCCCTTATACAGAACTCAGACCAGACCCTAACTTTCCAGGGATGAGAGTCTGTCATTATGATTTGGATAATTTTGACCCTTGGCGTTTACCTGCACTACAAACAGAAAACATAGCATTACGGTTTCCGCGCCCAGACGTTTCTGTGGCTACTGGCCCAATTGGCGGTAATCAGATTATGACTGAAAATGGATTTCAAAATAATAATTCTATTTTCATTGAAGGTGCTGATGGCACATACGCAAATGGTGCCGGTGATTTAAATAAAAACAGTAACGTTGTACCATCACCAATGACATTAAATCCGTACATTTATAATGTCACGCCAAACACTGGCTCAAGAATTGGTGGCACGTTTGTGGTTATTACTGGGGCAAACTTTACTGATGTGATAACGGTTAAATTTGGTGGTGTTGCAGCAAGTTTTGAATTAATTAATTCAACACAAATTAATGCAATTGCACCAGCCTATCCAGTCACTGGATTAGTTGATGTGGCTGCTATATCTACATTTGGAACTGGCACCGATCACGGTGCGTTCACCTATACTACATAAGAATAATCAATGGCTGATCAGAGTATAACCCAACTGCCAATTGCCACAGCCTTAACAGGTGACGAGCAAGTACCAGTTGTACAGCGTGGTGTTACTAAGCAAGCGTCTGTCTCGCAGATTGCTAACGCTGCATCACCCGGAAAACTGATTACCAACATTGCGTATAATCCATCCAACGGTGATTTGGTTATATATTACAGCGATGGGTCAACCCAAGTTGTTGGACCAGTTTCAGGTTCGTCTGGTTACTCTGGACTATCTGGTTACAGTGGATTCTCTGGCTATAGTGGTAGCATAGGACCAATAGGACTTAGCGGTTACAGCGGGTTCTCTGGTTACAGCGGGTTCTCTGGTTATAGTGGATTTGGCTTGTCTGGTTACTCTGGCTATAGTGGTTATAGCGGAGCCATTGGGCAGTCTGGCTACTCTGGCTTCAGTGGCATTAGTGGTGCCACTGGTTCAAGCGGTATCTCCGGCTACAGTGGATATTCTGGATTAAATGGCCCAACTGGCACGTCTGGATACTCTGGCTATAGTGGTTGGAGTGGCATCTCTGGCTATAGTGGAACTTCTGGATTTAGTGGACAGTCTGGTTATAGTGGTTCTGGCGTGTCTGGTTACTCTGGGTTTAGTGGAGAATCTGGTTATAGTGGATCTGGTGTGTCTGGATACTCTGGGTATTCTGGCTACTCTGGACAACTTGGACAATCTGGTTATAGTGGCATAAGTGGCTATAGTGGCTACTCTGGTACGTCTGGGTATTCTGGTTTGGGTGTCAGTGGCTATTCTGGTTATAGTGGTCAATCTGGCTACAGTGGTTATAGTGGGTATTCCAGTTTCAGTGGTTACAGTGGCACGTCTGGGTATTCCGGTTACAGCGGTACATCCGGCGCACAAGGTAGTTCTACCGTTGCATTCCAATATAAAATTAACACAACATCTACGTCAGGATATCCTGGCGATGGTTTTATTACATATAGCAATGCAACACAAATTTCTTCTGGGTTTGTTTACGTTTCCCACTTTTCGGCAAGTGGCGTAGACATTGATATTTATTTAGCACAGATAACCAACACAGAAGAATTTATTATTCAAGACCAAGTTAGTAGCGCAAACTATCAAACTTGGTTAGTTAGCGGTACACCAATTAATTACAACCCAAACACAGCAACAAGTTATTGGGCTTATCCCGTAACATTAGTTAACTCAGCTGGTACAGGAACAACCAACCTACCAAATAATGAACCAGTTATTTTAGGTATTATTAACGGCGTATCAGGCTTCTCTGGCTATTCTGGCTACTCAGGATATAGTGGAGCAGTAGGACCAAGTGGATATAGTGGTACGAGCGGTTTTAGCGGCATCTCAGGCTATAGTGGAGCACAAGGCACGTCTGGCTATTCAGGATATTCTGGATTTGGTTTATCTGGTTATTCTGGTCAGTCTGGCTACAGTGGCACATCTGGCTACAGTGGCGCCATTGGACAATCTGGCTACTCTGGCTTTAGTGGCATCAGCGGAGCTACTGGTTCAAGTGGTATCTCCGGCTATTCTGGCTACAGTGGCGTGTCTGGTATCTCTGGCTACAGTGGCGTGTCAGGACTATCTGGCTACTCCGGTGCCGTTGGTACGTCTGGGTATTCTGGCTACTCTGGTTTTAGTGGTATCTCCGGCTACAGTGGTGTAAGTGGGTTGTCTGGTTTTAGTGGTATCTCCGGCTATAGTGGTTCTGGTGTGTCTGGCTACAGTGGATACTCAGGCTACAGCGGTTCTGGCGTATCTGGTTACTCTGGCTATAGTGGTTTTGGCTTGTCTGGTTTTTCTGGATACTCTGGCTATAGTGGACTTAATGGTACTGGTACAGCAACACCAATTTATCAAAATTTAACAGCCGTAACGAGTAACCAAACTGTTTCTTCTGGCTATAAC